AATATCATTATTGTACCATAATGGGTCAACACTTCCTGTTGAATTATATACAGGTCTACCATTACCATCTGTTGTGTAATTCCAAACAACATCTGTAGGAACAGTTAAATATTTAAGTGTTATATTTGTTAAGGTATTTGGATAGATTCTCCAATTTGTATTTTGTTCCACAAAGAACGCATTAGCCTCATTAACAGGGTCAATAGAATCCTGAATACGCTCAGCAAATCTATTCTCCTCTAGTCTATAAACTCTGTAGATATTATCAGTGTACATACCAATCAACTTATTAAATCCTGTTGGCTTTGTACCTAATAATGTTCCTGCTGTTAATGTAAGACCTGAACCTATTGTTAATGAACCTGATTGCTCAAATGGCATCAATCTAGAAACAACATTATCTGTCATAGATAAACCTACCCTTGGAGTTGGTCTGCCATACTGATATTGCTCAACCCTACCAACTAAAAAATCGTAGTAATTTCTTTGGGCAGTATTAAAAGCGTTTTGAAAATCAGTAGGGCTTAAACTTCCTAGCTGATTCTTTCTAACAATAAATTTAAGTATGGAATATACCTTGTCGACAGTCATCGGAATATTTTACACAAATATAACAAAAAACCCCCGTATAGAAATACAGGGGCGTTACATCTAAAACTAAATCAACATGAGAACTATAATTGCATTTTTAATGTACTAACAAATCCTGAACCCTCATCTGTAGAGGCAAATTCTGTTAGGGCATCTATTTCTTTTTGGTTAGCTGGTAAGGCAGTAATCATCTGCTTTGTAGCCACCCAATGAGCTTGATTCTTTACTAAACCTGTAGTAATAATACCTTTTTCTAATCCTTGCTCAACAAGGTATCTTAACTTCAATTTAGGGTTGTTTGCCATCAATAAAAACTTCTCTGGCTCAGCTAATGCTCTTGCCTTGTAGTCTTCTCTGATTGCGTCCATATCTCTTTCTTCTCCTGTGCTTGCATGTATAAAAGGGATGCCTAAGAACTTAGCGTGTGGTATCATATCATCCTCAGATGCTGAACGCGCTAAATCATAAGCTCTATCCTTTTTCTTTCCTAATTCTACTACATTATCATCATTGTTACCGTAATCTAATAACATGTAGGTATTACTAATCATCTTAAACTTGTTTGTGTTTTTGCTACATTGATTATTCAATGTCAAGAACTGAACAAGTGGTTTGTTCCAAGATGGAACTCTTAAGAATCCGTTATTAAACTGAATTACATTGGTTTGTTTGTTAATAACATTGTCTGCTAATGGGCCATGTACTTCTTGCTCATCAACAAAAATGCTCTTCATTCCGTCAATGTATCTGATTTCTCTTGGTTGGAAATCCGGCTCTTGCTCTGTACCGTAATTCCACAGAATAGTATCTGAGTTTGGAATTAAAAAGTTAGGAGGGAAAATGCTAGCCCCCTCGTGGTACTTTGGATGTTCCTTAATAAGTCTGAAGATGTACATCTCAGGCTCTTTCTTAGCTTTTTTCGCAGTTATCTTCTTGCTTGAAGTTACTGGCGAATCTAATGTTGGTGCGCTTGCCAACTCAGTTGCTTTTGCCATAGTTTATTTTTTTACAAATTTAGGTAATAATACTACCTAAACAATAAAAATGCCAAACTTTTTTTTGAATCATAATGTCCCTTTTATGTCACAATTTTTGAAATATTTGTGCATTTTATGACACATTATGCAAGTTTTGTTACTTTTTTATATAAATATGTAACAAGTTGAATGATATTTAATTCATTATAACTCAATTTGTCTTTTATGAATGATAAGTCATACAAAAATATCCCTAACTATATTACAATATTTGATAAAATTAACCCTAACTATGTTACAAGTTGCATGAAAATTCAGAAAAATTCATGCAGATTATACACAAAAAAAGCCCCCCATTTCTGGAGGGCTCTATATTCAATCAGCTAAGATTAAACACCTTGGAAGATTGCATATTGGTTAGCAGCAAATGTTCTAACACCTGGGTAAGACAACATAGAGATGGTCTTTTGCGCAGTTGTAGTTTTATTGCTTGGAGCCAACATACCAGTCTCAGTAGTCAAGACTCTTTGACCGTTAACCTCTTGGAACACGATTTGGAATGAAGGGAATTGCTTACCTGTCTTCGCATCGTTGTTAATCTTTTGAGGAATTAACACACCATAGTTTCTCTTCTCTGGAACTTGAGCACCTGGGTTGATTTGGTATACAGCCTCAGGAGAGAATCCGTTGTTTAAGAAGAAGTGGAATGTGTAACCGTCAATAGAGAAGCTATTGAAACCGTAGCTTACTGAAGCCTCTTCGTTTCCACCTACTGAAGCGTAACGGATAGCGCCATTGTTATACTTACCGAATAACAAATCGTTAACCGCTTGTCTTTGATAGATGTCTTGTAACCAATGGTACTCACCAGCACCACCGTAGAAGTTCAAAGTACGAGTTAATGTATGGATATCAGCGATTGCTGGACCAGCAGAAGCTGTATACTGAATTGTAGAACCTGCAGCAGACACACGTGGTAAAACACCAGTTGTACCTACTGTACCGTTAGATAAGTTGTCGATAGCAACACCCTCTAACATCTTAAACCAAGCTTGGTTCATGTAACGCTTGTTCATGTCGTCCATAGCTAAGTAGTAGTAGTAGTGTTGTCCGTTACCGAAGTCAACCTCGTTTTTCTCGATGTCAGCACGGTCAGTGATTGTGTAGTCATCACGGTGTTCAGTAGTTGTGTTAGTGATTTTATCCAATAATGGAGAAATACCATCTAATACAGTTGATTGCTCACCAATGTTAACCGCACCTCTTAATAACAAGAATTCACCTGCTAATAAGTTAGCTGAACCTGCAGATACGAAAGCAGCTGTAGATTGTACTGGAGTGATTGTTGCAGTATGAGCGTTAGCTGTAGTCTTGTTGATTGCAGTAACCATACCCTCAATACCTGAAGTCATGATACGAACTACCTCACCTACACGGATTGGAGATTGAGTACCAGACGCATAATAAGAACCTGTACCTAAAGTTACTGTTACAGCAGCACCAGCAGCAGGAGCTGTAATTTGAGTGTTAACAGTTACTGATTGGTGTAAGCCTCTTTTTTCATAGTGGTAGAAACTTCTGTTGTCAGATTTTGCTTCCATTACTGAGTTACCTAAAGCCATTTGTACGATTGCATAGTTTTCTGCACCGTAGATGCGAACCAAGTTCTTTTCAAAAGAACGGTCGAAGATGTTCAAGTTATTCAACAGGGTTCTGTTGGTAGCTGAACTCGCAATACCCGCAGGTGTAGGGGTAGTTGGGAAAGTGTTAGTAGCCATTTTTTATTATAGTTTAAATTTGTCTTTGTTTATGCCCTAAAAATAATTGGTCAAAAAGATTTCTCTCTTCGTCCGCGGCACTAGGGCGATATGTACCGCTTTGTTCAACGTCTGTAGTGATGTTTTTTCTTTGCTTTAACATTTCAAGTCTTGTTTGATTTGCCGTTTGGCTAATCACAGATTGAATTATCTTGTCAAAGTTATCAGCAATATACAAGTCTTTTAAAAGCCTATCAGATTGGTACTTACCATCTTGGTAGTATCTCTCTGCATAATATTCCTGTAAGCTTTCTGCAGCATCTCGGTATCTTGAAGCTTCCTGCGCAGGGATTTCAAATTTACCATTGATACTTAAACTTGCCTTGTCGTCCTTCCAATTAAATTGCAAGGCTCCTAAACGATTCTCTACACCATTTAGACTCTCTAGAAACTTCTGCCTTTCTTCTTGGGCTTCTGCATCTACTTGAGTGTCAACCTGTTGTGTAGGTCTTTCGTACTGCGGAAATTTAATATCCTCAGACATTCTTTCAAAAAACTCTCTTGCCTCAGATACATCATTCTTGATTTTCTGAGACAATTTTTTTTGTTCTCTTTTGAGCTTGGATTCGTCAAACGCAAACTCATCAATAGAATATTTTTCTTCGTATTCAGCCTGTACATCATCGTTGTCAAACTCTGGGTTTTGAAACTTAATGTATGACTTTAATACGTCTTCATCAGGTTTGTCTTTAATCTCATCAGCTACCTTTTTATTATAAAGGATTTCTGCCACCTCATTAATCTTTCCTTCAGCTATAAGATTATATAATGCCTCTGAGGTTTCGTTTTCAAACTTTACTTGTTGAGCTGCTTGTTCCGCTAAGGCTTGTTGCAACTCTTCCCAAGATGAAAACTGACCATCAGTTCTTTGTTTTATAAAATCATCCTCGTCTAATACCTCATCATCATCATCTGTAGGTAAAGGTTGTTCTTCTATAATTTCCTCATTTTGTGATTGAGCATCCTCAATTTCTTTTAGTTGCTCAGCTGATAATGTTTTCGCAAACTCTTGCAAAGGGTCTAACTCCTCTGTAGGTATTTGTGGTTCTACAGGAGTAATTGTATCATCTGCATTTACTGCTGTAGTTGTATCAACTGGGTTTAAACTTGTTTGTTGGTCTGTCGAAGAACTGGTGCTTTCTTTTTGCTCAGCAGCCCATTGCTGCATGAAGTCTGTGTTTTCCATATATTTTGTTTTTAGGATTTACTTGTCCGAAACTAACACAAATATAAGGATTTTTATATTACAAAATTTTTTATAAAAAAAAAGGGCACGGTAGAAACCGCACCCCCTTCAGCCATGAAAACACACACAAAGAAAGCTATGTTATTCAGAACCCTGTTCAGGCTCTTGAGATTGTTCTTGTTGTTGTGCCTCCTGTTGTTGTGCTTGTTGTTGAGTCATCGCCTCTTGCTGTTGCTTTTGCATTTTCTCTTGAACGGCTGTGCCCAAAATAGAATCAGCAAGTTGCTTTATTTCATCAGGTAATTGTTGTCCTGTTTTTAAAGACTCCATATACATAGTTGTTGCAAACTTAATTAACTCTAATTCTTTATCAGAATCTCCCTTAGTCTTATTAACTGCCATTTTACCTTGAGACTCAAGTTGAGTAAGCTGAGCGTCTTGTTGCATTTTTTGTTGAGAAGCCTGAGCCTGAATTTGTGCATTCATTTGGCTATTCTTTTGAGCAGCCTCCTCAGCTTCTTTCTTAGCCCTCTTCATACTCTTAGCTAAATACAACTCAGCTAATTTAACATCCTCAATATTCTTAATCTTAAAGACCTGCTCGTAGGTAATACCACCTGCCTGTAAAGCCTGCATCATTAAGTTGTTTAACTCTGCCTTCTTTTGTTCGTCAGGTAACATCTCAACCTTAACATCAAAGGTCATATCTAAAAGACTTAGGTCATAACCTTCCATTTCTTTATACTTGGTAGCCTTGAATACAACTGAATCCCACAACATCATAGAAACCTTTTCTGTTGTTTCTTCCATCAAGTTTGTAAATGCATCATATATATATTCTGTAGCTGAGTTAGAGCTTTGGATTTGTTGTTGCATTACTCCAAGACCAGTCTTAACAGGAACACTTGAACCATCTCTATATTCAGAGATACCCATCTCTTCTCTTAATCTATCTAGGTTAAAGTTGTACTGACTAATCAAGGTATTTAACTGAGCTACGTTACCATTGTTAGGTAATTGCTGAATAGGGAATGACTTTGGTTGACCATCATCTCCTGTTGAATCCCAAAATACTCTACCTGTTTGGTCGTATATCTTCATCAACTGAAGTGGCTCAACTGTATTGCCGGTTCCTAAGTCAACATCTCTAAATCCTGAAATATCTACAGAGAATCCATCTGGCTTCATCAAGGCAATCAATTGTTGCATCTTCATTCTGATAAGAAGCATTGCTCTGATTGGTCCCATAGCCTTCTCAATCATAGAAGGTACTAAGGCTCCTGTAGCATTAGGACAAATAATAGAATAGCTGAACATAGCATCTACTCCATTATTATAAGGTCTAATAGTATTGGAAGTTAGGTTCCACTCTAACATGATTTCGGTATCACATACCCAAACACCATGGTAGATGTTCATTACTTTTGATTCAATAACTTCGCCAGCCAACTCTTGCCCCTCTGGAGCAACTGGCCTACCTTGTTTAGGTATTGCAAGAATGTTGCCATATTTATTTTCTGTTTTAACTGTGTATTCTACATCCGTAGTTTTTACCTCAAAGTCGAAGACCAATACCGCGTAATCATCATAGGGCCTAAGCTCTGTGTATTTATATGAATCTTTCCAATAAAGGTTTTCAGCTCTCTTAAGCTCACGAGAAGCCTTTTGCGCCAACTTGAATAGAGTCTCTTCATCTAGATTGTATTTTTTTCTGATTACTGAAATCTTCATTGGCTTAACCTCACCAATGTATCCTAAATCTTTTCCGTTGTCAGTTTCAAATACATTATAGATTAAGTTCTCTGGCTTAACCCTTTTAATCTTGATGTTATGGTTGGCATCAAAGTAAACCTTTGTTGCGGCAAAGTTTACATCAATAACATCTCGTAATAATGTTCTTTTAAGGATACCGTAATCATTCTCATCCAAGATTTTTTTAAGCTTGGTTTCAAATAATATCTCCTCAGGTAATCTATATTCTAAATCAAAGTATAATGCTAAATCATCCTCATCCTCAGGCATAAACTTTTGAGACTCAATCTGATGTCCTATTTGTTCCTCAAGAGCCATAATCTGCTCTTTATTTTTCATCCTAAATGCTGCCTCTTGTTTCTCCATTTCTTTAATAGAAAAACTCATATCATCCGTAGCCTTAACAACAGGCTTTTCTCTTCTTGATAAATATGTTCCAAGTAATATCTCTACAAACTTAGGGGCAATCTTAATGGTGCTCCAGTCTAGGTTTACATATGTTTGATTTCCCTCAACTCTTAATAAATCCATAAACTCTTTCATAGAGTTAGTACCCATAGAGAACTCTCTATTAGCACGCCATACTCTATAACGCTTACCATAATATCCATCTGAGTTTCTATCAGCTGAATTAAATATACCCTGTGCCACCTTCAAGCCATAATCCTTGCTCCTTTTTTTGGAGGGCTTGTCCATGTGCATTTGCAATAGTCTGTCTATACTTGAAAACATATTCTTGTGTTTCCTACAAATGTAAGATTTTTATTTTACTTTGAACCCCAGTTAAATATCAATTGGGTGTACCATTGGTCCTCTATCTTGTTGTCTTTTATCCACTTACTAAGTATCTCAATTCTTCTTCCTTTATCTTTTGGCATTTTCTTATAGCCGGCATCCCAAAATGGTTTCATTAATTTAGCATACCTAATTCTTCTATTCTTAAGTTCCTCCTCACTATACTTGCTTGGTTTTTTCAAAGAGTCGTTTATAGCTTTCATCTGGCTAGAGTCTTGTTTAATCTTAGCCATGTGCATAAACATATTAATTGTATTTTGCTCGTAATACTCAACAGTCTCCCTACCCTTGTCTAATAAATAATAAAAGTCTCTTTTGTCCCTATCAATCAACCCCATACTCATCATCTGCTTAACATCATTGTAGATATAAGAATGCTGAGCGCCTAATGCCTCAAAGTCTTTTTTCATTTTTAATACAGAGGTAAAGTTCCTCTCGTACATATATGATAATATCATCATGCGTTTCATGTTAATCTTCTTACCAAAGGGTTTCATGAGTCTGCTTGAGATATATCCTAAATATATAATCCACCTCCTCTTCTTAAGTTGGAAGTGCATATTCTTAATGTAGTAATCTCTTTTCTTAACCTGTGCTTCTAGTACCTTTACTCTTTCTTTGTATGGTGCAAGTAATGTTCTTTCAAGCTCGTCAGTATTAATATAGGCTGATACATTAATTCCGTTACCTTGACTTTTTATTTTCATTTATAAGTTGTTCTATAAGTGGTACGCCTTTCTTTTCTGCCTCCTTGGCTTCAGTCTCATCCATCTTTAAATAGTTGACTCTTAACCAATTAACTGAATCAACCATATCCTTAAGACTAGAGGTCAGCTTTTGGAATCGTTCAAATGTTTTATCATCCCCATTAAGGTCAAGTGTAATACTGTTTAGGGAGGCTGATAGTTCGTTAATTTTTCTGTTAAGGGCAAAGAATAAGGCATACATACCATCTTGTTTGTATAATGCCAACTCTTCCCTTAGGGCATCTAATTCAGACATATTGTTGCGTGTATTTGTTCTTCGTGGTTTACTATGTGTATAGAGAACTTATCCTGAAGTATTCCTTCATATATGTTATCTATTTCTCTTTCATTTAATGGGACAATATCATCTTTGATGATGTGATAATAACTTGCGTCCTCTGGCTCAAGCTCCTTTGATAATTCACAAATGTCTTCCATGCTAGAACCAAACATTATCATGTTATATTCTTTGTCAAAAAATAATATAACTCCTGATGTAAAGGCTGTCTCGTAGTACAGGTCTTTAACAGGCTTAATGTCTATTAAAAAATTAGAAGCATTCGTAAGGTTAATTATCAATGCTCGGCTCATAGCCAAATTTAGCACTCTTCGTCGAAGACGCCAAGTATATCCTCTTTCCATATTCTGATTGCTCTTTTCTCTTCGTTATTAAAATGATATACCATTTCATAGTCAGAATACTTATAACAAAGTACCCTGTTTCCTGGGTTAACAAAGGCGTCATCAGGCACAGCAATGATGTCAAATACTGTATCTAATGTTTCTTCAAATGGAGAGTGGATTGTTTTGCTGACAGCTTTCTTAGGTATTCTTTTACCTATGTAGTTTCCGTTTAATGGAATCAGCTCACCTGTTTCTTTATTAATCTTAGCATAGACGGTCATGTCAAAATGGATTGCTAGAATAGTCCACTGTTCTGCTAGATTAGTCTTGATAATCTGACCTTCGTTTGTTAGGATGTTATGATGTACAATAAGTAGGTCTCCAACCTCTACGGTTGATACACCATCTCCTACGCTCATAACCTCACATACTACTGGATTTTGTTCACGGCTATTTTCACCGTACTTTCTACCAATGTAAAGTCTAATAGACTTACCATCTGGCATTTTAATTTCATGCGTTTCTTTTTGCTCATTG